GCCTACGGTCTGCACGGCCAGGAGATGATCGCCTGGCTAACCCACCTGCAGCACACCCGGAACAAGAACGTCTGGTTCGTCGGAATCCTCGACGAGAAGCTCGACGACTTCAATCGGCGCGTCTTCATTCCGCAGATCGACGGCTCCAAGACCGGCAACGAGCTGCCCGGCATTGTCGACGAAGTCATCACCATGGCCGAAGTCAGCCAGGGCGATGGCGAGCCGTTACGGGCCTTCGTCTGCCAGACCCTCAATCCCTTAGGTTTCCCTTCCAAGGATCGCAGCGGGCGTCTCGACCAGATCGAGGAACCCCATCTCGGCCGCCTGATGGAAAAAATCGGCGGCCCCGTAAAACCGGCGAGCGAGAGGTTGGAGTTTGGCCGCCCCGCCTCTCCGCCCGCCGATACCCCCGTCACCCAAGAAGATGAAGGAGCGCACTGACCATGAACGGTTCGTGGAACGATTACAACGACGCGGAGTCCCAGAACTCCTACGACCTGATCCCCAAGGGCGCCATCGTGCCGGTCAGGATGACCATCAAGCCCGGCGGTTACGACGACCCCAGCCAGGGCTGGACCGGCGGCTACGCCACCCACAACGACACCACCGGATCGATCTACCTGAACGCCGAGTTCGTCATCACCGAGGGACAGTTCGCCAAACGCAAGGTGTGGAGCCTGATCGGCCTCCTCAGTCTCAAGGGCCCCGAATGGGGCAACATGGGACGCTCCTTCGTGCGCGGCATCCTCAACTCGGCGCGTGGGCTGTCCGACAAGGACAACTCGCCCGAGGCGCAGACGGCGCGCCGCATCGCCGGTTTCGCCGATCTCGATGGCATCGAGTTCCTGGCTAAGATCGATGTCGGCAAGGATGCCAATGGCGATGCCAAGAACGAGATCCGGTTCGCGGTCACGCCCAACCACAAGGACTGGAAGGCGTTCCAGGAAAACGGCGGTGCCTGGAGGCCGGGCGTTGTCACCGCCGGGGCATCCTCTTCGGCGCCGGCCACGCCGGATGCGCAACCGGCCGCCAATCCCAATCGCCCGACCTGGGCGCAATAGGAGGGCTCGGCCATGCTGCTCCGTCCTCGCCAGAAGACTTTCGTCGAGCGCAGCGTCAACGCACTCGATGAACACGGCAACACCCTCGGCGTTGCCCCGACCGGCGCCGGCAAGACGATCATGCTTTCCGGCGTGATCGGCCGGATGCTGGCCGGCAACGACGCCAGGGCCGGCGTGCTGGCCCATCGCGACGAACTGACGGCGCAGAACGTGCTCAAGTTCGCCAAGGTCAATCCCGACGTCAGCACGTCGATCGTCGATTCCCGCACCAAGTCGTGGCGCGGGCGGACCACCTTCGCCATGGTGCCGACCCTGGCCCGCAAGGCGAACCTGGACGCCATGCCGGCGCTCGATCTTCTGGTCATCGACGAGGCCCATCATGTCGCCGCCGACAGTTACCGGCGGATCATCGACCGGGCGCGGGATCGCAATCCGGACGTCAAGGTGTTCGGCGTCACGGCGACCCCCAATCGGGGCGACAGGAAGGGCCTGCGACCCGTGTTTTCCAATGTCGCCGACCAGATCAATATCGGAGAACTGATCACATCCGGTCATCTGGTGCCGCCGCGCACCTTCGTCATCGATGTCGGCGCCCAGGAAGCGCTGAAGAACGTGCGCAAGACCGTCGACGACTTCGACATGAAAGCGGTCGACGCCATCATGAACACGGCGCCCATCACCGAAGCGGTGATCCGCCATTGGCGGGAGAAGGCGGGCAACCGGCAGACCGTGGTGTTTTGCTCCACCGTCTATCATGCCCGTAACGTCACCGACGCCTTCCTCGACGAGGGCATAACCGCCGGCATGGTTCATGGCGACATGGGCGAGGCCGAACGCCGCTCGGTTTTGCGCTCCTTCGAGAAGAGCGACACCCAGGTCATCGTCAACGTGGCGGTGCTGACCGAGGGCTGGGATCATCAGCCGACCAGTTGCGTCGTCCTGTTGCGCCCCAGTTCCTACAAGTCCACCATGATCCAGATGGTGGGGCGGGGGCTGCGCACCGTCGATCCCAATGAATTCCCAGGTGTGGTGAAGACCGACTGCATCGTTCTCGACTTTGGCACGTCGACCCTGCTGCACGGCTGCCTGGAACAGGACGTCAATCTCGACGGCAAGACCGGTGACGGCGAGGCCCCGACCAAGGACTGTCCGGAATGCAGCGCCCAGGTGCCGTTGGCTGTCCGCGAATGCCCTCTCTGCGGCTATTTGTGGGAATCTGTCGGGACCGCCGACGGCGAGGTGACCCCGCTCACAGATTTCGTCATGTCGGAGATCGATCTTCTGAAGCGCTCCAGCTTCCGCTGGTGCGATCTCTTCGGCGACGACGCGGCGCTGGTCGCCAACGGCTTCAGCGCCTGGGGCGGTATCTTCTTCCTGCACGGGCGCTGGCATGCCGTCGGCGGGGCAAAGGGGCAGCGATCGAGACTGCTGGCCGTGGGCGAGCGCACCGTTTGCCTGGCGGCGGCCGATGACTGGCTCAACGAAAACGAGACGGACGAAAGCGCGCACAAGACACGGTCCTGGCTGAACCAACCGGCGACCGAACGCCAACTCAAATACCTGCCGTCCCAGTTTCGCCAGGACTTCGGCCTGACCCGTTATCAGGCCTCGGCGCTGCTCACCTTCCAGTTCAACAAGGGCGCGATCACCAATCTGGTGGCTTCGGCGACCGACGTTCGGAGGGCGGCATGATCCATGTGTCCTTCATCCGATTCAGCCACCCGGCTGAGGCTTTGGCATCCGCGCGGGAAACTCTGTGCCGTCTGTCGGCGTCCGGCCCGTGGCTTTGGCTGGTTCGACCCGGTGCCCTCGAAACGGCCTCGGTCTGGTTCTGCTCGATGGCCTGCCAAGGCTTCTGGTCGCGTTTGGCGAAGGAGCGCTGGGGCATGGTTGACCTGACCGAACAGGAGCAGGCCGCGAACCGTGCCGCCATAAAGCCGCTCGCCGAGATCATGGAGGAGATCGGCTGGCAGACCCGGCTGGTCGACCTCACCGAACCACAGGTCCTCACCCTGATCGAGGTCGCCGTCGGCGGCTTCCAGGACGCCATGCTGGCGACGGCCAAGGGCGAGGATACGGAGATCCCTTTCTGATGCTGGATTACAACCACTCGGCCACGGTTGCCGATCGGATCAACGCGCTCATCGACGAGGCCCTAGAAGCGGAAAATGCCGCGAGGCCGTCGCGGGACTATCTCGGCGGATCCCGGTTGGGCGTGGCCTGCGAGCGCGCGTTGCAGTTCGAGTATGCCGACGCGCCGAAGGACGATGGCCGCGACTTCGACGGTCGGACGCTGCGCATCTTTGCCGCCGGGCACGTCTTTGAAGATCTGGCTATCGGCTGGCTGCGCAAGGCCGGGTTTGAACTCTACACCACCAAGGGCAACCGACCGGACGGCGAGCGGTTCGGTTTCTCCGTCGCCGACGGGCGCATTCGCGGCCATGTGGACGGCATCATCAATGCAGGCCCCGTGTTGACGGGGTTTCCGGCGCTTTGGGAATGCAAGTCGCTCAACGACAAGTCCTGGAAAGATACGGTGAAGCGGGGTGTGGCGATCTCGAAGCCGATCTACGCGGCCCAGATCGCCACCTATCAGGCCTACATGGAAGCAAGCGTGCCGGGGATCTCGCAAAACCCGGCGCTGTTCACGGCGATCAACAAGGACACCGCTGAGCTTCATCACGAGCTGGTGCCGTTCGACGGCGGCTTGGCGCAGACCGCCAGCGACAAGGCGGTGCGCATTATCCGCGCCACCGAAGCGGGAGAGTTGCTGCCCCGCATCGCCCAGTCCGCCGACTTCCACGAATGCCGGTTCTGTGCCTGGTCCGATCGCTGCTGGAGGGCCGGCGATGGACGATAACGTGATCGAGTTGGAGCGCTGGCGCGATTTCAACGACGCAGAACCGCAGCGCCTTGACGACAGCCGACCCTGGGATGGGGCCGAGACCGCCGAAGAGATCAAGACCCGGATGCTCGTCAATATCCGAGGTGTTCTCTCCTATCTGTTGCCGGGCGGCGCGTTCCAGGGCGGCAAGTTTCTGGTCGGTGACGTCCAGGGCAATCGTGGTGACAGCCTGTCGGTGGAACTCGCCGGACCCAAGGCCGGCATGTGGCACGACTTCGCGACCGGCGAGGGCGGCGACATCATCGGCCTCTGGGCGGCGGTGTCTGGCCGGGACACGCGCACGGACTTTCCCGCCATCATGGACGATATTCGCGAATGGCTCGATGGCCGCAGCCGGACCTTGCACGACGATCGTGCGGCCCAGGCCAAATCCCCTCCGCTTGATGATCTCGGGCCGGTCACCGCCAAGTGGGACTATCACGACGAGGACGGTCGGCTGATCGCCTGCGTCTATCGATACGATCCGCCCGGCGGCAAGCAGTTCCGGCCCTGGGATGTGGTCAACCGGCAGCGGAAAGCCCCGGAGCCGCGCCCGCTTTACAATCGCCCCGGCATCAAGGACGCCGATCAGGTGGTTCTGGTGGAAGGCGAGAAAGCCGCGGAGGCGCTCATTCAACAGGGCGTCTCAGCCACCACGGCCATGTTCGGGGCATCGGCTCCGGTCGAAAAGACCGACTGGTCGCCGCTCAAGGGCAAGCGGCTGCTGATCTGGCCCGACAAGGATAGCGCCGGCTGGCGGTACGCGGAGGCGGCCGGCCAGGCCGCGCTGGAGGCGGGCGCCGTCTCCGTCGCGATCCTCATGCCGCCTGGCGACAAGCCCGACAAATGGGACGCGGCGGACGCGGTCGACGAGGGCATGGACGTGGCGGAGTTCATCGCCAAATCTGAACGCCGAGCAGTCCGTCCCGAGAAAGGATCGCTCGATCTCAACGACTGGCAGGCGACCCGCTACGCAGGCGACGCCCCCGAGCAGCGTTTCCTGGTCGAGGGCTCGTTCCCCATGGGCGTGGTCTCGATTCTGGCTGCCATGGGCGATACCGGCAAGGGCATGATGACGCTGGATCTGGCGTTGTCGGTGGCGACGGGCAAGGCCCGTTCCGTCTCGGTCAGCCCCGAGCCCATGGCCTTTGGAGGGCCGGTTCGCGAGTTCGGAACCGCCGTCATCTTCACCGCCGAGGACGACCAGGGCGAGGTGCATCGCCGTCTGCAACGCCTCGATCCCAAGGAGCATCGCCTCGAACAGTCCGAGCGCCTGATCGTCGTTCCTCTGCCCAACGCCGGCGGTCCCATTCCGTTGGTGGTGTCCGGCAAGGATGGCCCGGAGATCACGCCGCAGTTCCGGATGCTCCACGATCAGATCATGCGCCTTCGGGATCTGAAACTGGTGGTGTTCGACCCGCTGGCGTCGTTCATCCATGCCGATGTCACCTCCGATCCGGCGGCCGGCAGCTTCGCGACGGGATTGCTGGCGAGCCTCGCGACGGAAACCGGCGCGGCGGTCATGGTCGCCCACCACATGCGCAAGCCCCAGGGCAATCGGCCGATCTCGACCGTCGAACAGGCCCGCGACGCCGTGCGCGGCACTAGCGCCATCGTCGACGGCGTCCGCATGGTCTATGCCCTGTGGCCGGCGCCCGAAGATCATCAGGGTTATGTGTTGAAGGCGCTCGATGAGCCCTATGTCCGCAATGCCGTGTTCCAGGGCGCGGTGGTCAAGGCGAATGGGCCGGCGGACCGCACCATTCGAACTTACTTGCGTGCCCCGACCGGGCTGCTTGTCGATGTATCCGTCCGTCTTCGGGAAAGCCGTCTCCCTGCGCATGAGCTGACCGATGTCCTTGTCGCAGCCATCGCGCGGGCAGCCGAGGATGGACACCCTTACACCCATACCGGAGGAACCGGGCTTTTCAAGCAACGCCATCGTCTGCCGACCATGTTCCACGATATGGGGCGGAACAGGATCGAAGCTCTGGTCCAGGACCTGCTAAATGCTCGCCCACCGGTGTTGGTCAAGGGCATGGCCGAAGGGTCGAAAGAACTCAAGTGGCTGGACGT